TCAGGCGAGGGGGCCGAGCGGAAGGGCGTGCGACAGGGCATGAGTACCCTGTTGACGCACGCGCAGGACCGCGTCGGGCGCGGTGGCGAGGAGACGGTCGCGCGTGGCGGCGTCGATCATGAGCAGCGGTTCGGTGCAGATCCAGCTTGCTACCGGCGCGTCGGGTTCGCCGAGCGTGACCAGATAGCGCTCGTTCTGTTCGACGAGCGGCACGTCGATGCCGTCCTGCCATGACCATCCGCCTCTGGCCCGGCGAGTCCACGCATACGTGCGCGCGCCGTCGTTGGCGGTTATGCATCGCGGGTGGACGGGCGAGAGCGGGCGCAGGCCGATGCCGTCGAGATGCACCGGGGACGCAGCGGCAACCGCGTCTCCGCGCCCGAGGGCGAGCACCTGCCGTCCCGGCGCGCTGCCGAGTTTCGCGGTGCTGAGGGGAACCAGCCCGGCTCGAAGGAGAACGAAGGCTTCTCCTGCCGCGTGACTGCCGATCATGGCTTCGGTGCCGCCGCGCCCGCGCAGCAGGCCTTGCAGGCGCCAGCGGCCTTCGCCGAGCGAAGTTGCATGCACGAACTGTACGATCTCCTCACCGACGAGAGCGAGATTCGCGCCTTCCGCGATCCCGGCCATGTCGGTGCCGACCAGCTGCATCGCCGGATCGACAAGGGTGACGATCAGCTCCGAACCACGGTCGAAAAGCAGCGGGCTGGCCGGGCCGAGCAGCGAAACCGCTTCACCGATGACCGCCCGATTGCGTCCACTGGGGCCAAGCGGCTGCAGAGCACCGTCGCCGCGATCGGCGTAGAGTGCAGTGCCGCTCCACCCGGCGCTTGTGGCGGAAACGGCGGCGACGGGGCGCGGCGTGTCGGGTGAGCCTTCGTTTGCATCGAAGGGCAGCTCTAAGGCCACTAGGCGGGTCAGGCCGGGGCCGATGTCTGCGGGCGGATTGGGTCGTCCAGGGTCCGAACCCAGCGCCGGGGCGATGTCTGCACCGGTGGGCGCGGCGCGTTCCAGAGCCAGCTCGACACCGCCATCGCGCCATTCCCAGTCGCGCACGCGCCAGTGGCCGTCGATGCCCGGCAGAGCGACGAGGGCGCCGGGTGCGACTTGTGGGTCCAGCTCGCAGGTGCGCCACGAAATGCGATCGCGCGACCAGTCCACCCGCCGCGCGGTACGCTCTATCAGTGCGCGGGCGGAGGCTGCGGACAGCGCTGCCGGCAAGTCGATGGCACCGGGTTCGCCCGACGCGACGCGCCCCGTCGCGCGTTGCACTCCGGCCTGATAGTCGCGGTCGAGATCGTAGTAGCGCAGGATCTGCGGCGGGTTCTCGACCGGCGCGGCGCGGTGCCGGGCGAAGCCGGAGCGGGCGCCGAAGGAATCGTCGTCAGTCGGGATGGCCGGTTCGGGCAGCGTGAAGACTTCGTGCTGGCGCCGCTGGCGGGCGATGACCAGCGCATCGCCGGCAGCATCGATTTCCAGCGGCTCGATCTGGTCGAAAGCCTGCAGGTCGGCGACGGGTGAGGCTTCGCTGGTATATCCCGCAAGGCCCGGCAGCGGAACGGCGGCGTCGGTGTCCTCTACCAGCGGGCCGATCACGTCCTGCAGGGTGAAATCGTCGTCGGCGATCGCCTCGAACGTCAGCGATGGGATGCGGTTGTAGAAGCCGGACAGGTCGAGATCCTCGACCACCACATAGGCGAGGTCGCGCCACGCCGGGCAGCGGGCGGCACCCTCGGCAGAGACGATGAGCGGGTCGGGGGCCTGGTCGCCCGTGCCGGTGTGGACGCGCAGGGTTCCGGCCGCTTTCAGGGCTCCGTCCGCACCGCGCAGCAGCTTGCCGTCGGCCCAGATGCGGCCCAGCGCCTTGATCGGGCGGCTGGCCAGCGCGACCGCGAAGTTGGCCGAATAGGTGTAGGCGGTCAGGGCGGGGCTGCCCTTGCCGGTGCCCTGCACTTCGCTGCGTTCGACAAGGTCGGTCGCCCAAATCACCGTGCCCGCCGTGCGCATCCGCCCGAAGTGGCGCGGCAGCACCTGACCGTAGCTGGACGACGTGACCGCCAGTTCGCGCAGACGCGGACCCTGACGGCTGCCGGAACCGAACAGCGCAGAATCGAACTGCCGCCCGATCAGCGAGCCTACCGCGCCGCCGATGGGCCCGCCCAGCATCGTGCCCAGGCTTCCGAAAACGAGAGTCGCCATGTCGGCTCCTTTATTGAGTGGAGAAGCGCCAGTGGCCGATAAGCGGCCAGTCGGCGGGCAGCGGGCCGATCACCACTTTGCCAAGGCCCGCATGGGCGTGGACCACGGTGCCGGGATCGGCGGCGATGGCGAGGTGGAGCTGGCAGGACGCGGGGCGCAGCATCAGCACGTCGCCCCGCGCGATGCCGCCGCCCGCCGGCATCAGGCCGAGGCTCTTGGCCAGTGCCGACAGGTCCGGCGCGTTACGGTGGCGCAGGGGGTAACCGGTCGGCAGCGGCGCGGGTCTGCCCAGCCGTGCCAGCGCTGCCGCCAGTACGCCCACACAGTCGAGGCCGGATGCCTCGGTGCGTCCGTGGAGGCGAAAGGGCGTGCCCGCCAGAGCGCAGGCGGCGGCGGCAAGATCGTCTCCGGTCATCCCTGCGGCCCCGGATAGCGGGTGAGCATGTCGTTGCCCGGCAGGAACGGCTCGCCCCGGAAATTCACGGCATTGCCGAAGCGCCTGGCACAGGTGTCCAGCGTGCGGTCGCAGCCCTGCCGCAGCAGCGCGCGGGTGCCGGTGGGGATGGTCGGGTCAAGCGGCACGTCCACCACCAGCGCGCCGGATTGCGTGCCGTCCATCACGCCCATCGCCTGTCCTGCCTGCGGACCGTCCAGCCAGCGCAAGGTGCCTCCGGCATGGATCGCGGCATCGGGGTCATCGGTGAAGCGCGCGGCATTGCGCACGGGATCGATGACCGCCAGCCGCACCTCACGCGTGAAGGCCTGCGGGTTCAGGTTGCAGCCGGGGCCGCAGAACGTGGCGCGGCAGGCCGGGCTGGTGCGCGGGGTGGGATCGCGCCACAACTGCGCCTTGCGCGAGACAAGCTCGGCGGAGAACGCGCCGTCTTCTTCCGCGACGGCGCCGATGGTCCCGGCATAGAGCACTTCACTCTCCAGGCTTTCCCAGTCGATCAGCCCGATCCGGACCTGCGCGCCGTCGAACTTTCCGGCGGCAAGATCGGCGCCGTCGATCGCCTCGTGCGTCAGCGAGCCCCGCACTTCGGCGCTGTCGGCTTCGAAACCGGCGCTCTTGCGCAGGGCGCTGGGCACCATGCCGGGGGAGGCGCGGTGGAGCACGCCGTCGAACCACAAGTCGGCGTCGTGCGATGTCAGGCCCAGCGTCACCCCGTCTGCGCGCAGGATGCGCCAGAAGGTGGCCGCGGTTTCAAGATCGCGGGCGAACCAGGCGCGGGTCATGACGCCTCCCGGATTTCGACGACCGGCACGCTGGGCGCTTCGCCTGCGGCGAACGATGCGCCCGCGATCTCCAGGCTGTCCTCGGCAAAGCGGACCGGCACGTCGAACAGGAACCCGGCGCGCACTTCGGAACCGTGGGCCGGGGCTTCGGCAAAGGCGATCACACCGCCTTCGGCCAGCGTCCAGTTGCCGACCTGCAGCGCGCCGTTCACCGACACCACGATGGTCGCGAAATCGGGGCGGGTGATGCGGCGCAACTGCGCCCCATCGCCACTTCCGTCGCCGTAGCGTTTCACCAGCGGGAAGTCGGCCTTGAGGCCATCGCCGGTGCCGATCAACTGGTCGAGCGGGCCGGGCGCGCCGACCATGCCGCTGGAACTGTGGTCGCTGGGATCGCGCAGGCGAAAGCCCCGCGCCGGGCCGCGCCGGGCACGGAAAAAGGCGATCAGCGCGCCCAGCTCCGCCTCGGACCGAACGCCGGGGCCGACGTCGAAGCGCAGGCGGGCGTTCGACCACAGCGCATTGCGCCGCTCGAACCCTGACGCGGTGACGGAGACGCTGGTGGAGAATTCGGGCACTATGGTAGCATCCCGGCCCAGCGCCAGCGGATAGAGCACGTCGTCGAAGGCCTGCATGGGGTCGGCTCCTGAGATGCGGGAAGGGGGCAGCCGCACGTATCCGTCACGCGCGACCTGTGGCAGCGCCCAGACGACGACTTCGTGCGGGGCGCGGGACAGCGCTTCGTCGATCCCGGCGTCGATCAGCCGCCACTGGTCGCGTTGATCGGGACGCAGGACGAACCCGGCGAGGTAGTCCTGTTCGTGCGGCGGGTAGCCGAGCCGGGCATCGACTTCGGCATGGGCATTGCGGCGATGGGCGTCGGCACCGGCAGTCAGCCAGTCGTAATCCTCCACCTGCAACCGGTCGAACGCAGGCGCGGCCCAGCCGAGCGGGAGGTTGGCGCGCTTGAGTTCAGGCATGTCGGGCGCGAGCAGCGTCGGCGTGAAGACCAGCGCCAGCGATTCGACCGGGGCGGGGGCGACTGCGGCGCGGACGGCGTTGACGAGGTCGGCGGTCGATTGCGCCAGCAGCGCCCCGGCGTGATCGAGCAGCGCGGTCTGCGCGTCGGACAACGATGCACGCATGTCCGGGATGGTGGGCGGCGATCCACCGAATGCGGCACGGGCGGCCTCGTCGTAAAGGTGGATGCGGCCATCGGCCACGGTCCACCACCAAGGTTCGCCTACCTGAAAGCGCACGGGCGCGCCGGTTTCCGCCGCAATCTGTGCGAACTCTGCGCCGACCGATTGCAGCCACCCCATTGCTTCCCGGTTTGCGGGTGAGAGCAGGGTGGAAGGCGGGTCCCAGCCGGTAAGGGCAGGATTGCCTTTCATGTCGCGCTGCTTCCAGCCTTCCGGAGCGTGCTGGTCCAGCAGTTCATAGGACAGCGATATCATCGGGCTGAGGCCCGCCGCGTGGCATCCGGCGAAGAAGGCCCGGTGCCAGCTGCGGGTGGGGCCATTGAGCGGGTCGCCATCCTGCCCGGTCAGGAAGCGGCCATCGATGTCCCTGAGCCGGAAATAGTGGCTCATCCCGACGTAATGCACCACCGAGCCGCGATAGCCCAGCTGGCGCAGACCGCGCAGCAGCCGCGCGGGGGTCTGCACACCCTGATCGTCATAGCCGGTGGCGATGGCAAGGCCGTTGGCGGGCATCGCCACGTCGCCAATCTCCAGCATTGCGCGGGCGCCGTCGGTGGCGATTTCGGACATTTCTATCCAGCCTTCGGCCTCTGCTGGCAGGGGGGCAGCGCTGGCGCGGTCGTAGCCGGGCGGGGCGAAGGAAATGAACATCCGCTCGATCGCGCCGGGCCACACCCGGTCGGCGTCGGCGGGCAGGGCGAAGCCGCCATCCAGCGCCGAGAAGTCGAGCGCTATCTTTGCGTCCTCGCCCGACCCCTGCGCGTAGTTCCAGAGGCGCACGTACCAGCTACGCGGCGCGCCATTCTGGTCCTTGCCTTCGATCGTCAGGGTCGGGCCGTTGATGGCGTCGAGCGGGATCACGCCTGACGAACGCCAGCGGAACCGCAGCGAGGTGTGCGCGTAATCGCGGTCGGTGCGGTAGGCCAGCAGCGGATGATCGAGCGTATCGACGCTGTCCCAGATCAGCCCGCCCAGATCCGCGCGGCGCAGAAAGGATGCCTCCACGCGCAAGGCATCGGGCGCGGTGGACACGATGGTCGCCACCATCGGGCGGGGGAAGTTGACGGTCCAGAAACGTGGGTCGAAGCGCATGATCCAGTCGCTCGCCTGACCCTCTCGCTTGCTGGCGAGCCAGAATGCCATGAGGTTTTCCTTAGTTTGAAAGCGCGCGGCGCACGGCGCTGGCCACCTGCCGGGAGGAGCGCTGCAGCGACTGCGGCGTGCTGGAGCCGCGCGGGGCCGAAAGGTTGATCGCCACCCGCACGTCGCGGCGGGCGGGGCTGCCGGTTTCGATGCGACCGGCAGAGGTGGGGACGAACAGTTCCGGCCCCCGCTCGCCCACGACATAGCCGCGCCCCGGCGCGACGTTGCCGCCGGTGGCGCGACCGGGAAGGCCAAGTGCGCCCGTCAGCACGCCTGACAGGTCCAGCCCGCCGCCCGCGCCACTGCCGCCGACGAGCGCCGAGGCCAAAGTTCGCGCGGCTTGCCCGGCGATGGCGTCGAGCGTGGACGACGCGGTGCGCTTCAGGTCGTCGAAGCTGAGGCTGCCTTTGCGGATCGCGCCGGAAAGCCCGCGCTCCAGTGCATCGCCCGCGCGGGTGAACCCGGAAACGAGGTTGCCGTCCACCTGCCCGCGCATCTGCGCGATGTCGCGGGCGAAGCCATCGGTACCGGCGCGGACCTCCACGAGGAGGCTGTCGATTTCATCGTCCATGATCGTTCTCCATCAGCCTGTTGAGCGCAGCCCGATCGAAGCCGGGGGCGGTGTCGGGAGAAAGCAGGCCCAGCGCGGCGGCCAGTTCGGCGGGGGTGGCGATCCAGAAATCGTGCGGCCGCCAGCCGAGCGTGCGCGCGGCCAGACCGCACAGGGCCAGCGAAGCGGCCGCAAAGGTCACGCGCTGCCTTTCAGAATCTGACCCAGCAGCATGCGCAGGGGCGCGGCGACGGCGGCAAGGCCCTGCGCGACGACTGCCTCGCCTACCATCTCACGCGGAATCGCGGGGTCGGCCAGGCAGTGCCAGAACAGGGCGGCGATCTCGGTCAGGCGCAGCTGGCCCGACCCCGCCCGCTCGACCAGCGCGAACAGCGGGCCGAGTTCCTCCTCCGCCGCGACCAGCGCGGTGAAGGTGGGGCGCAGCAGGTGCTCCGTCCCGGCGATGACGAGCGTGGCTTCTCCGCGCAAGGCGTTCGCCGTCATGCCGGGACGACCTGTCCCGAGCTTTCCAGCTGCAGGGTGTAGTTGCGTTCGCCGTTGAAATCGCCGGCATAGTCGAGACGCTGGACGAGGAACCTGCCGCGCAGCCGCTCGCCATCCTCGAAGCTGAGTTCGTAGCTGTCGAGCGTGCCTGCCATGGCGTTGGCGCGCACCTGCGCCTCAGCCGCACTGCCGAGGAAGATGCCTGCAGCGCTGACCGAGACGGAGCGCACTCCGGCGCCCGACAGCAGTTCGCGCCAGCCGCCGCTGTCCTTGGAGGTGACGACCACGGCATCGCCGGTGACGGACATCTGCGTGGTGCGCAGCCCGGCAACGGTCTGGTAGACGTCGGGGGTTGCACCGTTGGAAATCTTGAGAAGGAAGGCGCTGCCTTTCTGGGCGGGCATGGGGTTTCTCCTTTGGTGTTTTGGTCGGGCAGGCTGCGGTCACGCAGCCAGCAGGCGGAACCGGTATTCCAGCAGGATCGCGCGGCGGCTTTCGCCGCGCTGTTCGGCACGGGCGCGCAGGAACTGGATCGTCGCCACCTGAAAACCCGGCTGCGTGCGCGGCAGGCTTTCCACCCGCGCTTCGATCGCAGCGACGAGGGTGGCTGCGGATGCGGGCGCATCGCCCCGGCAGTGCAGTTCCAGCGCCACGCGCACTTCGCGGCCCGGTGCGGTCTTGCAACTCCAGTCGGTGCTGGCGCTGGATGCGATGGCGAGCCACGGCAGGCTGGTGCGCGACGGTGCTTCCTCGACCACGGCGTTGCAGCCGGCATCCAGCGTGGCGTCGGCGGCGAGCCATGCGATCAGGGCGGCGCGCAAGGCGATTTCCATGGCTTATCCTTTCGCGAAAAGCGGCCACAGCAGGCCAGCGTTGCGCCAGCGGGCGCCGTCCCTGCGGGCAGCAAGGCGACGGCTGGTGGCCCAGGCGACCGCCAATGCGCCTGCTTGCGTAGACAGTCGCCGGGCGACGGCGTCGAAATTCGTCTCGGCAGTCATGTCAGGCGCATCCGCCGCCAGGGGCGCCATAGCGCGGCAACCGAGGCGGGCGGCAGGGGCGCGCTGCCTGAACCATCGCGCTCTCGGTGCTGATGCGCGGCGAGGCGGACGATGCCATGGCGCAGGCCTTCGGGCAGGGCGTTCCACTCGGGAGCGAGACCGGCGGTGAAGCGCACCGCGACGCGGCTGGCCGCGCCGGGGGACGGCAGACGCACGCGGCCCGTGCCGTCTGCGTCGAGGTCCGCTTCCCAGCTGCCGGAAGCAAGGGCGCTGCGGGCACCGTCGGCGGCGATCGTCTCTACAGCGGCGATGGCCAGCACCGGGCGCGTCGCCAGCCGGTGCCAGCCGGCGCGGGCGGGGAGCAGTTCCTCGCACTCGGCTTCCACGGGCAGGGTGCCGGTGAACGCCTCGCAGGTTTCCAGCGCGGCGGACAGCAGCGCGGTCAGCGGGGCATCGTCCCCGCCGGTGGTGATGCCCAGCCATTGCTTCAGCTCGGCAAGCGCCGGGGCCGGCAGCGTGGCCGGGGTGAGGATGACCCGCTTCATGGGTGTCTCCGATAACTTGGGGGAAGGGGCTGCGTGCCTCGCAAGGCCGGTCACCCGCGCTGCCGGAGAGGGGCGGCGGCGCGGGTGCTCGACCCTGGATCAGGTCGAGATCTTGAGCAGCTTGATCGCGTCGGAATCCAGCACCTGTCCGCCGATCCGCTTGGTGGCGTAGAAGTGGACGAAGGGCTTGTTGGTGAACGGATCGCGCAGGATCGAGGTGGCCGTGCGTTCGGCGATCAGGTAACCGGCGCGGAAGTTGCCAAAGGCGATCGGCAGGGCGCCGGCGGCGACGTCGGGCATGTCCTCGGCTTCGACCACCGGATAGCCGAGCAGGCGGTTGGGCTGGCCTTCCATCAGGCCCGGCTGCCACAGGAACGAGCCGTCCGCCGCCTTCAGCTTGCGCACCTGCGCCAGCGTCTTGGAGTTCATCACCCAGCTGGCGCCCTGACGATGCCCAGCCTTCAGCGAGTGGACGAGGTCGATCAGCTTCAGTTCGGGCGACGCGTCGAAGGCGGTGGCATGGCCCGAGACGACGTGCTGCAAGGTGCCGAACGCGCGGGTGCCGTCAACGGCGGCGCTGGTCGCTCCGTTCAGGAAACCGCGCGGCTGGTTGGTGCCGGTGCCGGTGACGAAGGCAGCGCCTTCGGCGCGGGCGAACTCCATGGCGATCTCGTCCGCCAGCCACGACTGGATGTCGAACGCGGCGTCGTCCAGCATCGCCTGGCTTGCTGCCGGGTTGGCGTAGAGTTCGCCGGACGGCGGGGCGATTTCCGCGAAGGACGGCGTTGCGGTTTCAGCGCGGGCAGCGGTTTCGCTCACCCAGCCGGATGCGGTGCCGCCGGTGGTGATGAGCTTGCGGTAGCCCGCAGAGCCAGTCTGCACCACCTGCGCGATGGAGCGGATCGGGCTGATGTTCTTCAGCCGGGCAGAGATCAGCGCGTCGATTTCGCGCGGGACGGCATAGCCACCGTCTGCCGCGACCGCGCCCGAGAGCGACTTCAGTTCGGTTTCGCGGCCCTGTCGCAGATAGCCCTGGACGAAGCTCTTCACTTCAAGGCTGGGCGCGGCGCCCGTGCCTTCGATCAGCGGCCGGGCAGCGGCGCGCGATACGCGGTCGAGGCGGGCCTTCACATCGTCGACGTCGCTGCGAAGCGCAGTGACGGCGGCGTCGGTCGCATCCTGACGGGCGACCAGATCGAACGAGGCGTCGATCGCCTCGACGGGAGAAGTGGATTCCATGGGTAGGCACCTTTCGTTGGTGGGAAACTTGGGGGATGAGGGATCAGTCCGGAGTGGCAGGCGAAACCAGATGCACCCGCGCGCCGTGCTGCATCGGGTGAGTGACGAGGCTGACCTCGAACAGCTCCAGATCCAGCAGTTCGCGCCCCGCTTCGGAGCGGCGGCTGGAGCGGGTGCGGTAGCCGAACGACAGGCCGGTAACGGCGCCGCGCTTCAGCGCCAGCCCAGCCGCGCCGTCTGGGTTGTCCACCCGCGCCACCACGCGCAGGCCGCGTTCGTCCTCCGTCGCGGTTTCGACCCAGCCGATGCGCAGGTCGGGGCGATGCTGCCAGAACAGCGGGATCGGATCGCTGCGCTCGGCAAGGCTGCGGGCGAAGGCCCCGGCGCGGATGGTGTCGCGGCCGGCGTCTGGCTTGCCGAACAGGGCGGCGTAACCGGCGAAGCGCATCATCGCAGCAGCTCCGTCGCGCCAAGCCGCACCGTCAGGCCCAGCAGCAGCAGGGCAAGCGCGCCGCGCATGAACCAGCTGAGCACCGTGCGGCGCGCGCTGGACTTGGCGTCGCGCCACGCCTGCAGCAGTTCGCGCAGCTCGCTCACGTCCTGCGGGGCGGTGGCGTCATCCAGACCGATGCGTGCCAGCATCCGCCGGGCGCCCAGTTCGCTCGCTTCCTCGACCACGGCGCGCAAAGTGACGATGTCGCTTCCCTGAGAGGCCGCTTGCGCCAGCAGCCCTGCCAGCATGTCGTTTGAGTTCATGATTTGTTCCCTTCATCAAGGCCCAGAAGACGGCGCTTCTCGGCGGTGTCGAGGAAGTCTGCGGCGTTGATCTGCGTCCACAGCCGCTCACGGTCCTCGGCCAGTGCGGGCACGCGGTCCAAGTCGATGGCAAGGGTTGCGTCGGGGAACCACGGGGCCAGCCCCTCGCCGATGGCGGCAAGGATCTTGGCGGCCAGCGGCAGCAGGGTCAGCCGCCACAAGGCGCGATTGGCCTCGCGGTAATTGTTGTAGGTGGCATCGCCCGGCAGCCCCAGCAACATCGGCGGGACACCGAAGGCCAGCGCGATGTCGCGTGCGGCGGCGGCCTTCAGCGTGGCGAAATCCATGTCGGCGGGCGTCATCGCCATCGCCTGCCAGCTGAGGCCGCCTTCCAGCAGCATCGGACGCCCGGCGTTCGCCATGCCGGAATAGGCGGCGGTCAGTTCGGCCTTCAGCCGGTCGAATTGCTCGGACGTCAGCGCCGATCCGTCGCCGCCTTCGTAGACCAGAGCGCCCGATGGCCGCGCGGCATTCTCCAGCAACTGCCGGTTCCACGTGGAGGCGGCGTTGTGCGTGGCGATGGCCTGGTCGGCGGCGCTCAGGCAACCGGCGCCATAGTGGTCGTCGCCGGGATGGAACGTGCGGATGTGGATCACATTGGGAGAGGCGTCCTCGTCCAGCAGCGGGATCGACAGGCGGCGTCCGGCGACGTCGTAGGCATAGGCGGCGGGCCAGCCGTCCTCACCGGCCACCACGCTGACGCGCTCGGGCCTGAGGGCGAACAGCTCCACCGGGCGACCGCGCGCGTCCTTCATCACTTGCACATAGGCATTGCCGTGAAGCAGCAACTGCGAGGCCAGTGTTTCCAGCAGCGACTGCCCGGCGCTGGTATCGGCGACCAGCGCTGCCAGTTGCGCGTCGACCGGCTTGAGCGGTGCGCCGCCGATGCCTTCGGCCACAAGGCGCACGGCCCGCTGGGCGACCGGGTTCTCCAGATAGGCGCGGCGGACGGCGGCGTTGTATTCAAAGGGCGCGGCGCCGTCTCCGGTCTGGCCGAAGAACCACGGCGATGCGGAGCCTCTTGCGAGGGGGACGCGGTCGCCTGTGCCCTTGAAGGCGGCGATGAGCGATTCGAGGAAGGACACGGGGGACGGTTCCTTTCAGAAGAAGGGGGAAGCAAAGAAGGGGAAGTTCTGGGGCCATCGCCCCAGACCCCGGAAATGTCGGCCTTGCGTAGTCAGCAGCCTCAGGCTTGCGCCGCAGACTTTGAAGTCTCCCGCCTCACCATGAGTGCACGACATAGCTGCGCGCGTGCCCTCGACGGTACCGGGGGTGCAGGGGGGCGATGCTCCCCTGCTTTTCTTCCTTCAGGCCATTCTGACCCGAGGTTCCGCAACCTTGCCAAGCATCAGTTCGGTCAGCGCCCAGACCAGCGCATCGGCGCGGTCCGGCGATCGGCCCGGCCCCTGATAGGCACCGCCTGCGACCAGCCCGCACAATTCGTCCTCCAGTCGCGCGAAAGTGCCGACGTGATGCACCCGGCCCGCTTCGTAGAGCGCTGCGACGGGCTCGGCGCGGGCGGCCTTGCCCCGGCTGGCGTGGACCAGCCGAAGCGGCAGCGAAAGCTGTGCCGCGCGCAGGACCGATGCGACCATCGCGCCACCCTGATTCGCTTCGGCGACGACGCGGTCGGCGTTCCAGGCCTGCGCCGTGTCCGCGACGGCGCGGGCCCAGCGTTCCGGGCCTGCCTTGCGGACCGATGCGTCGGCAAGAACATGCGCCTTGCCGTCGGCGCACAGGCCCGCCACCACGATCCCGCAGGCATCGCCGTTGGCCGAAGCAGGCGGATCGACGGCGACGACGATGCGCGTCAGGTCGGGCGCGGTATCCGTTCGGCAGGCTTCCAGCAGGCCGCGGGTCCACAGCGCGCCTTCGATGTCGGCAATCAGTTCGCCGTCCAGTTCCTGCCGCGCCAGCAACGATGTGCCGAAGCTGCGGCGCATGTCGCTGAGGAAGCGGGTGGGTAGGTTGGCGCGGTTGTCCTCGGTCCGGCCACGGGTGACGCGGGTGTCGTCGCCCGGTTCGGCCAGCAGGCGCTGCACCAGTGGCACCGCGCGGGGCGTGGTGGTGGCCAGCACGCGCTGGTCCTCACCCAGACGAAGGCCCAGCAGCAGGTTGTCCCAGGCGCGCGTGGCACGGGCGGATGCGTTGTCCCACTTGGCGATTTCATCGCACCAGGCATGGCTGTGCTGCGGACCGCGCAGCGCTTCGGGTTCCTGTGCGGAATAGAGCAGGGCCTGCGCGCCGTTGGGCCAGACCAGCCGCCGCAGCGACGGTTCGAACACGGGCCGGTGACGGCCGGGGCAGACCGGCATGACGCCACTTTCCCCTTCCACCATCACCGCGCGCACTTCGGGCAGCGTGGCGCCGACAAGGGCGATGCGGGCGGCAGGGTCGGCATCGGCGATGGCGCGGACCCATTCGGCCCCCGCGCGCGTCTTGCCGAAGCCGCGCCCGGCCATGACCAGCCAGGTGCGCCATTCTCCGGACGGCGGCAGCTGTTCGGGACGGCCCCAGAGCTGCCAGTGCGTAAGCAGTTCCTCCTGTTCCTTTGCGCTGAACTTGCGCAGTTCGGTGCGGCGTTCCTCCAGCGGCAGGGCTTCCAGCGTTTCGAGATGGTCACTGATCGACATCGATGACCTTTTCGGCAGCGGGGAGGGTGGGGGTGGCAGGAGCGGCAGCCAGGCGGCGCTGCTTGATCTTCTCGATCTTGGCGTTGATCGCGTCGATGATCGCCTCGGAATTGCGGTTCTCGATCACGGCGCGCTGGCGGGTGGCGCTGTCGCGATGGGCCACGAGCAGGCGCAGCGCGGTGGCATTGTCGAACACGCGGGTGCCGCGCTTCGCGCCGGGGGCGGGCTTGATCTCCCCTTCGCGCAGGCGATGGAGCAGGTTCAGTTCCAGCAGGTCATAGCCTTCGCACAGGGCTTCCTGCCATTCGCGGTAGAACTCGGGGTCGGCGCGGCGCGCTTCATACGCCTGCGCGGTGTTGATCCCGGCGGCGCGGGCGGATGCGGCGACGTTGGACGTCGCTGCCAGTTCGGCCAGGAATACGCGGCGCCAGCTCCGGGTGGAGGCGCGCGTCGATTTGCTTCCCGCAGGCTTCGCCGTGCGAGGCAGGCTTGTGTCCGCCAT